GCTTGATGTCCTCAATGTAGCTCGCTCGCAACTTGGCTTTCACGCGGGGGCGCAAGATGAAAACCCTTATGGCGACTGGTACGGAATTAAAAACGCGCCTTATTGCGCGATGGGAGTTTCTTGGTGCTTTGCTCAGGTTGGACTCTCTCACCTCATAGCCGCGCAAACTCCTAAAGGTTTTGCCTATAACCCTGCCGCCTTACCGTGGTTTCAACGGCAAGGATTGGTTGTCAATAAATACGCCGCGCAACCTGGCGATCTTGTCTTTTATGACTGGAACTCAGATGGCACCGTTGATCATGTCGAGATTATCGAGAACGCTTCTCCAGACGGCATTACCACCATCGGTTTCAATACAGGCAACCCCAATGATGCCGTTCACGAAAGTGGGTGCTGGCGCGTTCATCGCCCGTACTTATTCATTGCCGCGATTGTTAGACCTAAGTACCCAGTACCCCTCAAACCCGTTTCTAAGGGCTCTACGAGCAAGAAGGCGACTGCAGTAGTGGGTGGAACGGGAACAGTCATCGCCGGTGCCACAGGGGTCATGCACAACGGGATGCTGACTACTACCCCAACCGCTTCAACCCCTGCTAAAACTGTATTCGTAGCTCCACCTTTTCCCGTTTCTAAAACCGCCTTCAATCTAGGTCAGCAAAACTCCGCAGTCATGGCAGTTGAGTTGGCTCTTACAAAGGCTGGATTACTCCCCCACCAATACGACACGGGCATTATGAACACCTACGCGCAAGCCGCGCTGGTTAAATATGAGGTCAATCTAGGGCTGAAAGTTACGGGCGCACTTCCGCAGATTATTTACGATCAACTCAAAGGCACACTATGAAATTAAAAGACCATTTCAGGTTTCACATATTCGATGCTAAGCAACTCACGATTGCTATGACTGGCGCGTTCTCGACTTGGGCGGCTACCGGCTTTCAACACGATATGCCCCACCTAGGGTACATCTTGGTCGGCTTTATTACTGGCGGTCTAGTTTCGCATGAGTCTATGGCAAACCCGAATGTAACCCCTGATTCTCATATCGCTACCCCATACCTTGCCAACATAGACGATGGGGGAGTGACCAAGCCGATAGCGATACCCTCAGACCCGTATAAGCCTGAAGGGGCAGATGTCAAGCAGGTCATCAAGATCAACAGCGGGTTGATAAAAGAATGATTTATCTCTGGACTTTTATTGGTTTCCTATTGCTACTTTTAACAATGTGCCTATAAGATCATCCCGTTGGCAACCGCCAATGATCCAAAAAAACTTAACATCGCTCGCTGGCGTGAGTGCTATCAAACCAGCAATAGCAAAACCTTTCTTAGTGGAATAGGTGAGTAATTTTTAAAACCCCTGCTTGCCGGCGGGGGTTTTATTATTGCGTGTCAAATCGCTTCCCGTAATTATTCTCGGTACGCTTCTCCCTGAAAGGGAGGCAACAGATGGCACTATCCGACTCAATCGAAAAGTTCACCGCTAAAACTCACAAATGCACACTAGCGATCATTACAGAAATGCTTGATAAGAAAGACCGCGAAGTGTTGCTCAACGCTATTAAAACAGGAGTCCCAACTACGGCTCTCGTCTCAGCTCTCAGATCAGAGGGTTTCCAAATCGCAGAGGCTACCTTTAACAAACACCGCAACGGGAAATGCTTGTGTCCATCAGAGGACTAAACGAAGTCCTGAAAGACCGCCAAGAAACTTATGGCAGTCCAGAGGAGGCTTTTACCCGTATCGGGCGAATGTGGGGAGCAATCCTTAACAGAGATGATATCCCTGCCCACGAAGTTGATCTTATGATGATCGCGCTCAAAATAATCAGAATCGCAAATAACCCGCAACACGAAGACTCTTGGTTAGACCTTTCCGGTTACATCCGGCACGGGCGAAAGATTGTAGGCATCGATGAGTCTTGAAAAAGCAATTAAGCAAGCCGAAGATGACTCAACGCTAGATGCCCTTCGCGCTGCGCTAAATAACGCTCAAAAGCAATTAGCCGCCGCAAAAATCCGCAACGATCAACTCGTCACAGCAACTCAACAAGGCGCGTATGAAGCAATGCTGGCTCTCGGTAAAGTCCCACCAGTTTTGGCACCTAAGAAAGATGCTCGCAAAAGCAGAGCAGAGGTCGCACTCATACACTCGACCGATTGGCAGGGGGCGAAAGTTACTACGAGCTACAACTCCGAAATCATGCGCCAAAGAGTTTTGCAGTTTGCAGACAAGATAGTTCACCTCACAGACTTACAACGCGCACATCATCCAGTAAAAGAGTGCGTAGTCATGTTTGGTGGCGACATGGTCGAGGGACTTTTCAACTATCCGGCGCAACTCTGGCAGATCGACTCATCACTCTTTGGACAGTTCACACAGGTATCTCGCCTCATGGTGGACTTTGTAAGAATCATGCTCGCCAACTTTGAAAAGGTCACGGTTGTCGCTGAATGGGGCAATCACGGTCGAATCGGAGGCAAGCGAGCAGAGGTTCCTAAGAACGACAATGTAGATCGAATGTGTTACGAGTTCGCCAGGACAATTCTCGCCGATGAAAAACGATTAACTTGGGATGACTGCCCAGAGGATATTCAAGAAGTGCAGGTTGGCAATTACCGCGCCTTGTTAATGCATGGCGATGAGTTAGGTCGCTCAGGATTTGCATCTCCTAGTGCTTGGATTGCCGGTGCTAATCGCTGGAAGGCTGGCGCACACGATTACGATTTCCACGACATTTATCTGGGTCATTATCACCGTCATGCTCAGGAGCCAATTCAAAAAAGTTACAACATCTATTGGACAGGTTCTACCGAGTCAGATAATCGTTATGCCCGTGATTCTATGGCGGCTAGTGGTATGCCATCTCAACGCTTGCACTTTATTGATCCTGAAAAGGGCAGAGTGACGGCACAGTATCAAGTTTGGCTTGACTAATGACTACCATCGTTGCGGTGCAAACCGCCGAAGGAGTGAGATTTGGCGCAGATGCTCAGGTGACTGCGACTAGAAAATACTCACATATTCACATGACAAAAATCAGTCGGCGTGGACAGTATCTCGTTGCCGGAAGCGGATTGTCTAGCTACTGCGATGTTGCTCAACATATCTGGAACCCACCAGTACCAACTGCTAATGATAAAAAAGACATTTACCACTTTGTAATCTCAAAAGTAATCCCATCGCTTAAGCAATGCTTCAAAGACAACGATCTCAAGTTAGAGGGAGATAAAGATGAGGAAACTCGATTCGCGTTCCTTATTGCAGTATGTGGCGAAGTGTTTGACATTGGGGATGATTTCGCCGTTTCTATTGATGCTGGTGGTTTATACGCTATCGGTTCGGGTAGCGCGTTCGCTCTGGGTGCGCTGGAGTCGGGAAAGTCAATCAAGCGAGCGTTAGAAATAGCCGCAAAACACGACCCCTATACCGGCCCACCATTTATCTACGCAGAGCAGAAAAAGGACTAATCCTCTTCATCATCTAAGAAACTGACCTGAGAAATATCTATTTCTTGGTTCTTGGCTGCCATTAAGCCCGTTACAAATAGGGTGCTGGCTCTGCCCACAATATCGTCAATCTGATCGGGGTACTTCAGTTCAGCCTCTACCATAACGGCAAGGCCGTACAGGCTGATTTGGACTCTAATCATGACCTAATCTAAGCACGAAACGCCCGAAATTGGGTGCTTCCCAAATCGTAATCTATGCCGTAAGGTATCGCCCAACAGGTTCCAACAGGAACCCCCAAACGGAAGGCACCTCATGGCTAAGTTCAACTTAGACGATTATGAAACAGTTGAATCCAGACTCAAAAAGTTCTGGGCGCAATTCCCAAACGGCAGAATCCACACTTTCCTAGTTCATCGTGACGATAGAAGTTTCATCGTTCGCGCAGAGCTATACACAAATCAAGAAGACAATCGCCCAATCACAACGGGCATGGCTGAGGAGATCATCGGCGTTGGAATGGTGAACACCACTAGCGCATTAGAGAACGCAGAATCCTCATCAATAGGTCGCGCACTCGCCAACTTTATTTTCTCAGGCAATAAACGCCCTAGCCGTGACGAGATGGAGAAGGTTGAGCGTTATGCAAAAGAGCCACGCAAACCTCTGAGCATTGTTCGCACTCTAACCCCTGAGCAGTTAGAACGCTTAGAGGGAATCCTAAAACTTATTGGCGAAACTAACGATGTAGATAACCTTCGCATCGTTTGGAATCAAGAAAAAGATTTTTTGGACATCAAGGTGGCAGGGACAACTCTTAAAGATGCACTTAACAAGAGAGTGCAGGAACTGTCATGAAGCAGACATCACTGGAAGCGAGGGCAAAGATTGAACCTCACATTGGAACACTTCGCCGTAAAGTTTACGAGTTCTTTACCAATCGAGGGATCGCAGGTGCGACAGATCAAGAAGTGGAGCGTTACCTACACCTTGACGGCAACACAGTTCGACCAATCCGAGGCTCACTTGTTAAAGACGGCTTCATCATCGACACCGGAACGACTCGACAAAATGCAAATGGAAACGCTTGCATAGTCTGGCGTTCGGCAGATGAAGGGATGCTCCTGTGAAATTATTTTGTAAAGCCAAACAACATTGGGAAATTAACAACGGCAAGTTAATTCTCGGTGCTGAGTCTGACGAGTTTCTAGCAGTTCAATTAGCCAAGATGACTGCTCGCTTGGAAGCCGAAATCCGCTTAGACATCTATGACCAAATCTGCGCTCTTGATCTCGTCAAAGATCGCAAGCGACTGGTGAAGTTAGGAATTGAGAATGTAGCTCTGCTCGTTCAAGATGCCTGCGCTCAGATTGCCATAGGTGAATACAAATGAGCATTTTCAAGAAAAACAAAAAGCAAAAGCCCGAAAAACCAGACCAATACAAAATAACAATTAGGGAAGACATAAATGGCAATGGTTGGAACTGGTACTTAAAAGAATTATTATCCGGTAAAGGTTCTTTAGAGTTTGCTTACTTGACTATTGAAATGGGCGATGCGCCCACCCAACTCAAAGCTGAGGAACTAGCGCGCAAGGGTATTGAAAAACGCAAAGAGGAACTTCGCAGAATTGCCAACATCTACACGATTGGAGTTGCCGAATGAGCATTGTGACACCCGTTCAAGTAGAGGCTCGATTAAAAGACCTCAGCAAACTTATCGATGAAGCGCACGATGACCTTGTAGATTCAGAGATGCTCTACCACGCCGCAAAAGCAACTTATGAAGTGGCGATGGCGAAATCTCGTATTGAATTAGCGGGGAAGTCAGATGCCGGTGGCAGAAATCGCACAGTAGGCGAGCGCGAGGATTTGGCATTACTAGCTAATGAGGAACGCCACATGAAGGTCGCTGAGTGTGAAGCAATCGTCAAGGCAAACCGCGCCAATGTCGCAAGACTTAGGGTTCAGGTGGACATTGCACGCTCAATCGGCACTTCGGTCAGAACGGGGATGGAAGCATGAGCGAAATAGCAAAGATGCTAGTCGGCTCGTTATCGGCTCATGACTCTCAGCGTGATCGCTCTATTCAGAAAGATGTCGGCCCTTCATCTATCGGCGACTGTAAAAGGCGAGTCTGGTCATTTCTGACAGATCAGCCAAAGGTCAATGAAACTGACTCTCTCGCCGCGATTATGGGGACATTTATCCACGCCGGAATCGCTGAAAGTATTAAGCGAGAAGACCCGTTTGGCGACAACTTCATGATTGAGCAGGAGTTCTCTATTGACGGGCTTCGGGGTCATGTTGATCTTTACATCAAAAACCGCAAGCAGGTGGTGGACTGGAAAACAACAAAGGTAAAATCTTTGCGCTATTTCCCATCGGCTCAACAACGGATGCAGGTTCAGGTCTATGGCTATCTCATCGAGGAAAACGGGCTACCAGTAGAGAATGTCACTCTCGTAGCTATCGCTAGAGATGGCTCATCTCAAGATGTCAGAGAACACACCGAGCCGTATAACCGCGAAATGGCTCTTGAAGGTCTAGCGTGGCTTAAAGAGGTAAGGCAGATGGTAAGTGACGGAGAAATCCCCGAACCAGAAAAGGATGTCCGATTCTGCGCCTCATTCTGCAATTACTACGATGCGACAGGAGAGTTTGGATGTCCTTCAAAATCTCGGTAACGGATGCTGCGCTTCGCTATCGGGTATCGCAAAGGACTATCCATCGCTGGGCGGTTAAATATGAAATCACCCAGTATGAAGATGGACTTTATGACCGCGATCAGTTAGACGATCTCAACGACAGTTACGCAAAACCTGATTATCTGGAAATTGATTGGTCTAGGGCAGCGTGTAAAAACCTGCCCACAGACTTCTTTTACAAAATCGAGGAGCGCGGAGTTCTCAAGCTGATCGGTGTTGAAGTCTTTAGATTCACCTGCGCCCCTTGCCCTATCTGGAAGCAATGCTTAGGGTATGCCTCACGCAACGAGGACTATGGGGTCTGGGGTGGGATGACGACAGATGAAAGAGAGGCAGTTATGGATAACCGAAAGTCAGAGATGAAAGATAAGGTCATCAAAGACTTTGCAAAGTACGGGATAACTCAAGAGATGATCTACGAGGCGATTGAGAAAAGAATGAGGCTTTCGCTTATGTGTAAGTTCAATACCCACCATGTCTGCCAGAAATCAACAGATCAAGGAACGGCAGAGTGCGAGTGTCAATGTCACGAAAGCAGTAATTTATGAGCGCAAAGCGTGAGGGCGTGGAAAAGAGTAAAATTAAGACCCTCGCGCAGCTATCAACTGCCGAGGGCGTGACCACTCACTACTAGACTAGGAGCAGTACCATGAATGATACCAACCCAAAGCCCTCATTACTAGCATCGGGCTATTTCATACAAGTTCACCCAGAAATTGTTAAAAGGCTTGGGTCATCTTCTCAAGCGATGGTTCTCCAGCAACTTTCATATTGGCTAGAAAGATCAGACAACGAGTATGACGGGCAGATTTGGGTCTATAACACTTATGAGGATTGGTCTGAAAATCTGGGGCTAACGCCAAGACAAGTTAGATCGGCAATGCAAGCACTTGAGGAATTGGGCTTGATAATTTCATGCCAGCCACAGGCTTATGATCGAACAAAGTGGTACACCATTGACTATTTTCATGTCTTTTGGAATAGCGCAGAAAGTCAGATGGAAGCGACAGAAATGTCAGATGGAATCGCCAAAATTGGCGTTTGTACTAATTCTACAAAGAATACACAAAGAGAACACAAAGAAGAGAGAAATCCTGAAATCGTTGATCTCTGCTTGTATTTGGCAGATGCCATAGGCAATCGAGGGTTGAAACCGAAACCAACTCAAGAGCAAACCGAATCAGATCGCTGGTATTCGGAGATGCGCTTACTTCTCGAAGGCAAGATCGGCAAAGGAGATACTAGAGAAAACTCAGGGCCACTTACTTCTGAGCAAATAAAAACTGCAATCGACTGGGCGATGAACGACGATTTCTGGGCTATAAATATTCTCTCACCAGCAAAACTTAGAATCCAGTATCCGGCGATGCGGATGCGAGCAAAGATGCAACAAAGTAAAAAACCGCTTAAAGGCGATGCTTACCGTTTAGATGTTCTTGCCCGATGGGGCGCAATCGATCAAACTATGCAAGGAGCTATCAATGCAAACTAATGAAGTCGCAAAACTCCTAGTCTTTATCAACTCCATAGATGCACGAGTTGTCCCCGAGGACTCAAAGATTATGGCGTGGGATAAAGTTCTCAATCCGCATATGCCCTATGACATGGCACTTGAGTACGCCTGCACACATTATAAAAACTCTAAAGACTCAATCATGCCGAGCGATATAAACCTCATGCACCGTAACGCTAGAAACATTCCTAAATTTGATATGGGAGCTATTGAGGCTCCAAACACCGTAGTAGATCACGAATGGCGCAAGGTCGTATCGGCTGACCTCAAAGCCAAAATCCAGTTAGACAAGGGTAAACCTTACAAGTTGGGCGGATTAGAGTGGGAGTCAGAGATCGGCACGGGGCAATATGCGGCAAGAGGTGGAGTCGATGTGTTTGCTGAGGATGAATTACGGCCTGAAAATGCAAAGATCGGGTTTATTATTGAGGATGAATAGGCTCTGAGATAGCCCTAAAACGCCCGAGGATTCAATCTCAGCCTCTTTAATTGACTCTAGGTGAAATCCTAAGCAAACGCCAAAGAGAGAGGCTTAAAGAGGCGCAAGCGCATAAGTAATCTGTTACCATTATCGTAAGCATTACGAGAGGGGAAGTCATGCTGGTAACACCAAATCAGATTCAATGCGGAGATAAAGTCGCAGTTGGAGGTTTTACAGGCATCGTCAAGGTCATTGATGGCCCTGATTACGCTGGAGCCTACGATCTCTATTTGACTGATGGCTCAGTAGATTCTCACAAGGTTGTAATTGACCCAGTAGCTATTCTGTCAAACTAGGCTCATGATTGAGTTTTCCTGCGATGGAACACCTGTACCGCAGGGGAGCATGAAGGTAATCAATGGTCATGTTTTACATTCTCAGGGGTCAGCCCTAGCCGTCTGGCGTTCAACTATCGCCCTAGCCGCCCGA